GATGTCAGCCGTTGCGGTAGCGGTCGATTCTCCTTCGCCCTCAGCCAGCAGCAGAACGCGAGTCGTAAAGTCCTCGACGTCTTGCTCTGTCTCCATGAATCCCCGAAGAGCTTTCATGCGCATGTCCACACCGCCCTGACGGCGGATGAGCATAGCCTGAGGCTCTACCCGAAAGAGATCACTCTCGAGCCCGGCGTCCAAGGTCGCGTCGCCGCGGACAATCCAGTCAGCCCCAAGGGTTTCACAGACGTAGTCGATCGCTTCGCGAGGAGTAACGAATTTGAAGCTACCTGTGTAGTCCTTGTCGAGGTTGAAGATAGTCCCTTCGGTGACTGATCCACTGGCAGGCAAAAGCTGTCGAATGGTTTCCTGGAAAGGAGTGTTGGTGAATGTCTTGGCTGTCTCGTAGACATCCCCCTTGTAATCCTCATCCCCCAGCCACATAGCCATGCCAGGCCCGCCAATCGTTGTGACATCACCCACAACTTTGGACCGAAGCACACCGGTATAGCGAGAGGATGTCAAAGCCGCATCGCCCATCACTCGATAGTCAACCCGGCCGGTGTGGATAGCGATATGCCCGTAGTACTTCAGGGCGTCGAGCACTTCCCGAGGAGTCTTATCTGACAGCTGCAGGTTCCAGCTGCCTAATCCCCTTAGGACTTCAGTTACCGACATCTACCTACTCACCCCCCTTGTGATCTCTGCTGGTGCCCCCAAGTACTGTGCATACAAATCCGACGGTGCGTTGCCGGGACGGGCATCGACCGAGACGCCAAAAAAAGCATCTAGAAACGCTGTATTCGTCTTTGTAATCGTTCCAGCATTCACATCACCGGTGAACGTTTGTGCAGACCCCACAATGTAACTCAGGCCCGGAACGGCGAAATACGCATCATCCACCCACCAGATATCAGTTGCCGCAGGAGTACCCGAATACGTCGGAACGATCGCACCTTGATACGCCCCAGGCGGTACCGTGAAGGTATGACTGTAGTTGAGCCATACTCCCGTATTCGAGGGAGGATCATAGGTTCCGTCGGTAGTCTGCAGGTAATCGCCATTCTCGTCGTACCAGTCCATAGACACCGCAAAGTAGCGACCAGCGGCTGTGGTAAATCGAGCCCACAGTCCCACCTGGACACTGTTCCCTGGTTGAACATCAACTCGGCCCAGCGACACCCAACCCTCACTGGAAGTACCGTCGGGAGTCATCTCCAAAGAGTACGTCCCGCTATGTGCTTGAGCAGTGGTCTGCGTAACAGTGACGCCGCTACTAGTCCACGTTCCAGGGTCCTCAAAGGACGGATTGGGTTGCTGATTCGTTGCCACGCTGGAGATGTATCCATTGCCTGCCTCACCCTGCTCTGGTGTGGAGAGACCGAACGTGAGGTCTGCCGCGAACTCGTGGTGGACGTACATCTCTACGAAGTTGAACCCCCGCCGCAGGGTCAGGTCAACCACCATTCGGCCCACAGGCTCGAGTGAGTACGTAAGGCGAACGGTAATGCTGGCGTAGCTGTTGTCCAGCACAGTCACATAGTCAGCTACGCCAGCAACGACACCACCGTAGGTGAGGTTCCAGTCCTTTGTGGACCAAAGTCCGTTGTTCCAGTAATCCAGCCTGAAGGTTGAACTATTTCCCGGCCTGACTCTTATTAAGCTGTTGCTAAGCAACCACTGATCGGGCCGTGTGGTGAACGAAGTCCCGGTGCGCTCCAGGTTGTGATGATCGATGAAACGCACCCGGCCCAGTTCGTAATCGGTCGCCTCCACACCCCATCGAGGGTTGATGCCATCCTCGAGGTTGCGATAGAGGCGAAGTTCTCCCTCCTCTCCCACCCGTCCTATGTAGACAGGCGGTGTACCCCCTGCCCAATAGGCTTTGTGATTGATAGACGGAGCGTGACAGCGAGAACCCGTGGCATTGAAGCTGTTTGTCCTTGTGACCGCACCAGACAAACGGGACTCAATGTCAATCTCGGTGTCCACACCAACCCGGACAAGCTCTGCTGTCCAGTCCATGATGACCCACTGATCATCCCAGTTGGTGATGTTCGCAGTGGCTGACTGAACCTCATAGAAACCGTTGAGATTCTTCTTCTCAGTGAAGGTGACAGCTACCATTTCACCAATGGTGCTCAGCAAGTCATCACGGCGCTGCTCGACCTCGAGTCGAGTCCTCTTTCCCATGATGCCCATGGATTCTCGCCCAGTGAGCGAGAGTCGACGGTTCGACTCCTCGGTGGCCTCCGCAGCGGTGAAGTCCTCCCGAAGGGTCAACCGTCCTAGTCGGATAGTCTGATAGGTAGCCATCAGGCGTATTCCCTTTCCACCGTACGGATGCCATCCTTGATGTTGACCATGGCCTGACGCCACGCCACCGGATTCGTCGGATCCAGGTTACCCGCCACCTGAATGGTCAAGTTGCCGATGACCGTAGAGCCGCTCGAGCCTATCGCCGCTGAGCCAGTGGTCAAAGGCGACAGTGGTTGTGTGGAGACGAAGGTGTTCAGCCATTGGCCCTGAATGTCTGGGCCGCTCAACATTCCTTGGGCGTTTGACATCAAGCGCCGGATGGACGAGTAAAGCTCGGGTGCAGCCCGTGTCATTGCCTTGGCAAAGTCTTCCATAATGGCTTCACCAGAGTAGGTCACATAGCCGCGACCGGAGAAAGGCCCTTCCTTCGCGGGAGAGAATGGCCACAAGTTCCTCAGTCCGCTCATCAGGTTGGACACTTGGTCCTTAACCCAACCGAACATGGACTTAATGCCTTCCCAGAAGCCATTGATTAGAGCCCTACCGGATTCCCACAGCAAACTGCCGAGGTCACCCAAGGCATTGAGGATGCGACCCGGCAACTGCCTAACCCAGTCAACAACCTTACCCAACCAAATCTTGACGGCGTTGTAGGCATTCACCACGCCATTCTTTACTCCATTGTAGACATTGCTTGCCGCATTGCTTACCGTGTCAACAATGCCGTTCCAGATGTTCGAGAAGAACGTGGAGATACCATTCCAGATATCCCTGAAGAAGTTACCGATCGCGGTAAAGATGCTCTTGACTGTCTCCCAGATTGTATTCCAAATGTCTTCCAGGAAGGACAGAATGTTGTTCCACGTCGTCTCAAACAGGGTTGTAATGCCATTCCACAAGTTCTCGAAGAAGGTTGCAATGGCATTCCAGACAGTAGCGGCCAATTCCTTGATCCAGTTCCACACCATCTCAAGGAATGCGACGATCTCATCCCAGTAGTAGATGATAGCCGCTACAATAGCCACCACAGCAGCGATGACCGCCACCATAGGGTTAGCAGCGAGCCAAGCTGCAGCGATGATGACTGCCTTCTTTACAGCATGGGCCGCCATCTTCGTCCATTGCAGCATCCACTTACCCGCAGCCTTGGACATGTCGGTGGCGAATTTCGCCGCGGTGGCTCCCATCGAGGCCACCTGTGCGGCAAAGTTGGTCATAAAGGTACCGATGGAACGGCCGGCCTTAGCAAAGGCTGAACCCACCTTTGAACCCACTGTGCCAGCGGCATTGCCGAACCACGTAAACGTGTTGATAGCCGCCTTTACTCCGTTGACGGTATTCATGATCCCGGTGATAGCGCGGTTTACAGCCAACAGTGAAATGACGGCTGTGCCCAGCGTGACAATCAACGGGTTTAGCCACGTGGAGTTCTCCTGCCAGAAATCCGCCATTGCTTTGATCATGGGCGACACTGTTTCAAGAGCACTCTTGAGCGCAGCACCAATGATCTCGACCAAGTCAGCGAATGCGGGCAGGATTGACTGAAGGGAGGGGCCCAATTCCTCGACGGCAGTCATGAACAGGTCAGCGATCACCAGCGCCACATCGGTGAAAGCCTGACCCAACTGGCCGAGCGTTTCTTGGACATCAGCCTGGGCGAGAAACTCGTTGAACTTCTGAGTGACCTCTTCCAAGGTGTTAAGGAATCCGCCACCCTGAGAGGACAACCCGCCAAACAAGTTGCTGATGATGCCAAAGACGTTTTGAGCAATGCGGCCTAGCTGATTGAGGGTGTTGATACCCTGCTGAATCCACGAGTACAGTTCGCCCGTGCGACGAGCCTCAGCCACGAAGTCAGCGAACTTCTCTGCAGCATCAGCAGCAGACTCAGCAATGCCGGGCAGAAATTCCGAGCCGACGGTGCCGATGTCACGCATTGCCCGAAAGGCGGGCTTAATGGCGTCTGTAAGCTCCTCAAACGCCTTGTTGATGTTATCGAGTACAGTTTCTGTGTCCTCGATCGTTTGGGCCTCAGAAGCAAACTCAGCCCACTGCTTTACCCCCTTATTCATCGTCGTGGCTAGCGAGGACAAACCGCGATCGAGAATCGGGAGGTAGGTACCACCCAAGTCCTCAATGATCTTGCTGGTTCCCTCGAACAGCCGCTGCTGGACGTTCAGCTGGAGTGAATCCCACGCCGGCTTGATAGCCCGAATGGATCGAGCTGCAGCCTGAGCTGAAGGAGCCAGCTTTGCCACTGCCTCTTCGAAAGCATCTGCATCGTCCAGGTTTTTCATTGCTTCGCCGAAGCCCTGCAGACCGACAACAAGCGTACCGATTGCAGCAGCTCCGGCGAGAGCAATACCGGGGAGGACACCGAGGGCACCGGAAGATGCGCTAATAGCGGCGAGAGTTCCACCTACCGCATTCGCCGATGCGCCAACAGCAGCCAAAGAAGCAGCTGCAATAGCAGCGCCCTTGGCAATTCGGCTCATTGCCCTAGAAGTTGAACCACTTACCAGGTCCCAGTCCTTGGCAAACTGCTCAGCATCTTTCTTGAGCTTGTTGATATCTTCCTGGGCCCTCTTTGTACCCTTGGCATCGTAGTTGAGAACGATCTTCCCAACCACAGACCCAAGGTTGTACCGCTGTGCCATAGCTTACCCCGTTATGTTCGGATCACGGAAACGCTGAGGTTTCTGTGGTGTGGATCCATCGTCCAGCCACTTCTGCAACCGCTGGGCCCGCTTGCGTTCGATGTCGGCTGGACTAGGCTGTTTACCCTTCCCCTTCGGCTTTTCCACTTCTCGGAGATCACTGTCGAAGGAAGTACCGAATATCCACACCGCCCGGTCAAGATGGAATGCCTGGGTGGCGTGGTCGATATGAAGGAGTTCTGAGGGACGGCAATGATAGGTCTTTGCCATCCCCCAGAGCTCAATCAGATTCCTCGAGCTGCTGACGAAACGAGTCCAGATCGTCAGATCCTCCGACAGAATACTGGAAGATGTAGAGACGATCCATCATGTCGATCTGGTCAGTGTAGACGATCGGGTTACCCTGCTCGTCTTCACGGACACGCTCAGCCGATGGAATGACTTCCTTCTTGACTCGTCCCTTCGAGTCCTTTAGCGGCTTGCCGTTCCCATCGAGAATGGGCCGCCTGGCCTCGACAACACGAGGTTCTACCACAACGTGTGCAATGACTTGGTCCGCCAGATCGAGAATGCGGAGAATTGCGTCCGGGTCCTTACGGAAAGACTCCATGTTCAGCTCGGTGTTGTTACCCTGAGCCGAGGGGTGACCCTTCACGCGCTTGATGTGCTTCTTGTCGACCAACGAGGAAAGAGTATCCGTCTCGTTCAGAAGGCCGATCTCAACGAGTTGCATCGGGTTCGGGCGACGAACCAAGCACTTCTCGCCGGAAGGCACAGTGAGTTCGACATGCTCGCTCTGCTTAAGCCACGAGCTACCATATTGGGTGGACGGCATCCTAGCGCTCCTTGTCCTTTGTGTCTGTTCTGTTTGCCTAATCAGCCGATCGGGACTTCGGTTGCGTCGGGCTCAACGTCCAGCGACTGAGCAGCAGCACCCCCGTTTTCGATCGGCGTTACGGTCGGGTTCTGCGTGAAGCGGTACAGGTCACCAATCTCCACACCCGTTGCCTCATCCGCGTACTGGGAACCGTAGCCGACACCCGAGCACGACGTCACCATGAACTCGCCGTAGGTGAATTCACCTTCCAGCGTGTCATTGCACTTCGCTCGGAAGATCTCGCAGTGGATATCCCCACCCGAGTCCGAGATTACCTGGCCCTCGATCTTGAAGTAAGGCCGCTGATCACTGGCCTTCTTCTTCAGGATTCGAGGAGTACCTGTCGTGGTGTCAGCCTCGGTATAGGTACCCCCAGTGAGAACTGACCAGGCCTTGAGCGAGATACCTCCGGCCTCGAGTTCCCATTCCACCTGCGGGCCAGCACCGTGCGTGGCCACGACCTCGTCATCACCCTCGAGCTGAGTGAACTCTTCCGTCTCCGAAAACGTCAGCGTCCGGGAAACGGGAAGGTCCACCTGATTGGCGGTGTCGAGCTGGGTGGCGGTCGCATCGGTATATGGCGTCAGCTTCACATCCCTGAGGCCATACGGCAGGGCGTGGGGCAAAGGACTACTCATGCCCTGTACTTCCTTTCCTTGGATCCCTGAATTTCAGGGTCTCGACCAATTTCCCAGTGGCGACATCGAACCGATGCAGCACAGCTACACCGGGCGCATAGCCACACATAGAAGATCGGCACCTCACCTCGAGATACTGACCTTCCACGATTCCGTGCAGTTTGTACGGACACCTGAGCTCGTTCGTCATACCGCCGACCCCACCACGTTGTAGTCGCTGTTTCGCGTGATCGTACGTTGTACGTCGTCGCTCAGGTCGTCCGAATCGCCCTCCCATTCGATCTGTAAGACGCTCCTGCCGTTGTCGCCGGTAATGACACCATATTGATTCGTCAGGAGCTCACAGACGCGATCAAGCACCTCATCGATGCGGCGGTAATCGGAGGGCTCATCGTGAACCCACACTCGCAAACTTCGTTGGCGTACGCGATCCATACCCGGGGCTGTGTTAGCCCAGGCGGTGATCATGAATGGCCTTACGCGAATGGTGTCCACATCGTTGGCGTTGAAGATTGAGTCTGCGGTGATGCCAAGCCCATTTAGAACCGGATCATTGGCCAGGAGGTCAAAGACAACCTGACGGATATTAGCCATCTTTCACCTCCTATGGCATAGCCACTTCCGTGATCATCTTAGCAAGGCGAGGACCAATGGATTTCATCACCGGGCCGACGATAGCGTACCGACCAGACCACCTGATCTCGAGCCAGATGCCGTACGATGCCATAGAGGCAAAGTACAGAGTGAACTCATTGCCTTCTCGCTCAGCGGCAGAAATGAGCCCCGCTCGAGCGTTACCGGTTCGGTCTGTCCAGCGAGCACCGGCCTTCATCTCGGTCTCGGCTATTGGGGCGAAGTACTCGAAGATCTTTTCGACAGCATCCATAAGCTGATCGTCCAGCACCTCGAGCTTTGGACTGACCTCATCCTTAATGATCACTCGCCGTGCCATGTGATCACCTCTTGTTTCCGTGGGCCTCGATCAGTCCTTTTACCTCATAGCCGTTGTAGTCGTTGACGTGGATGACTTCGTAGTAGTTGCCCGCGTCGTCTTCCCAGTGATCACCGACGTCCATCTGAGCGTCGTACGTTCCTAAGAGGACAAAGCTGATGACTCGCTCTTGACCTGTACCAGAGTCGATGATCGTGGGCGGTGTGGTCTCACTCTGCGGAATTAGCCGCATTCGCTGCACAGGTCGAGGAGGACCATCCTCAATCACTGAACCTGATCCCGTCTTGGTTCTGACCTTAGGGATCAGCACGAGATCGATCGGGTTCCAGGCAATAAACCACTCAGTATTTTTACGATGGACAGCCAACTCGGCTGAGCGATCAACTGGGGGCGTCGTCATCAGGCCCTCTCAATCGCTCTTGTCTGAGTCCTACCTGTACGGTCGTCGCTACCGCTACCTGGACATCCCAAGTCCTGATAGTACTTCGACATTGCCAGGGCATTTTTGTGCAGGTCACCCATGCTGCGTGAGGAGCCTGCTTCGCTGATGTCGACCAGCTCAGCATACTGTCCAGCCTTTTGACCCCACACCGTTGCTGCAGCTTGGTTCATGCATTCCGAAGCATCGATGATGTCGCCCAGCTGAGTATCCGTTAGGCTGGTCTCGCCGACGAGGGAGCGGAGCAGGTCAATCTCTTGCTGTGTGGCCATGACACCTCCTTCCACGAGAAAGGGGCGCCCATGCCGTAGCACAGACGCCCCTAATTACCCGCGGATCACGCCTCGCCGGAAGCGTCATCCTCCTCGAGACGAGCGACGAGCTCTTCCTTCCTACCTGAGGTGTCCAGGCCCCTGGCCTTGAGTTCCTCAACCAGTTCAGACTTGGACCACTCCCAGTACGGGGGAATCTCTTCGTCTTCGTCATTGTCCTGAGTGATCACTTCGTGAGTGACCGGTTCATTGGCCCGCTGATCTTCCCACTGCTGGTCGAGACGATGGACCAGGACATCTTGCCCACGAGAGAGCAACCAAGCCCGGGTTTCATCCGACAGGGGAAGAGTCAGCTTCCGACCTTTGTATTCCATGGCCATCATGCTGACTCCTCCCTATCAGGCGTAGGTCGTCGGCGGAGAGTAGGTCTCGTTGGTCGTCACCTGCAGGACCGCACCCGCGCCACGGTGACGAATACCGAGCCCGAAGCCTCGGACGTAGTAGGAGTCGATCAACGGGTAGTCAGGGTTGGGACCCTT